CGGTCAGTTATTGAAAGCGATGGCTAAAGACCCGCTTGCCGATCAATGGGAAGTTGTGGAGTTGCCCGCTATTTTTGAGGATGGGACTCCGTGCTGGCCAGAATTTTGGTCTATTGACGATTTGACCGCGGTCCGCGCATCTATCCCTGTGAGTAAATGGAACGCGCAGTATCAACAAAATCCCACAGGTGAAGAGAGCGCGATTATAAAGCGGGAGTGGTGGCGTCGTTGGGAGCGGGACAAGGTTCCGCAATTGGAATATGTGATCCAGAGTTACGATACGGCGTTTTCGAAACGCGAGACGTCTGACTATAGTGCGATTACGACGTGGGGTGTATTTTATCCGAACGAGGGAGGTTCGGGGCCCAATTTAATATTGTTGGATAGTAAGAAGGGTAGATGGGATTTTCCAGAATTAAAGCAAGTTGCTTTAGACCTGTACAAATTTTGGGAGCCGGATACAGTAATTGTGGAGGCGAAGGCGTCTGGGATGCCACTGACTCATGAATTGCGGAACATTGGCATACCGGTTGTTAACTTTACACCTAGCCGAGGAAACGATAAGGTATCTCGAGTTCATAGTGTTTCACCTTTGTTTGAGGCGGGCATGGTATGGGCGCCTGAGGAGACTTGGGCAGAAGAGCTGATAGAGGAGGTTGCGGCATTCCCGAATGGTGAGCATGATGACTTGGTTGATAGTATGACGCAGGCACTTATGCGCTATCGTCAAGGAAATTTTGTTCAACTACCAACGGATGACTGGGAAGATGCAGAAAACTCTGTTAAAGTGCGAATGTATTATTAAACCAAAAAGGCCAACACATGTACAAGTCTGCGGTTAATTTAGGTGCAGCGGGCCACGATTCTGTACGAAACATGCAGGATGGCGGCGACGTCACGCTTATGGATTTACAGACCACGGCTCCCGGTTCTAATCCGGATTATTTAGAATACCTGCCAGAAGAATTTTCTCAAGGGGCCCCGGAAGAATTGGGCTTGTCAACCCTATTGTATGACAAATTATTGGGTGAAGGTGACATAACTAAGGGACTCCGTGAGAGCGGTCGTGTCGGCGATTCTATGACAACGGAACTTTATGGTTCTGACCCAAGCTTTATGCAGCAGCTTATTGAGGATTACAAATATCCGGCTGTTATGGATAAAGAAACAGGCGAAATGGTTATTCCAACAGATCGTGGGCCGGAAGAGGTTCGTATGGCGCGACCGCTGGGTCGTCGTGATTTGCCAACGTATCCTGAGTTAGAAGATGCTCGTGCCCATATGTTGGGTTCTGCTATGTTGGCACAAAAGTATGGCTTAGAAACTGCTAAGAAAGCAGGTGATTTCAAGGAGTTTTTAGATCGTTTTGCTCCATTTCCTAGCGGTGGTCAGAATGAGCGAGATGCTGCAATGGATAAACGAAACAACGCTGTTGGTCGTCAAATATTTATGAAAGCTGGCATTAACGCGACGCCTCAACAGTTGACAAGAATGGTCGAGGCAGAGATATTCAATCAACTTGATGTGATTATGGGTCGTTCTCTCGAAGAGAGGTCTACACCAGCTCCGGGGCAGCCTCGCGCACCACGGAACTTTATGTCTCCAAAGACTGGCCCAGATGTTTATTTCCCCAGAAATGAAAAGGGGTATTTTGATACGACACGTAATATACTTTACTTTTCGAGAGGAAAGTATCCTGATTATCAATAGTCGTATTATGGAGAGTTAAATGGCAGAAATACGCGATGGTTATAAAAGCAGCTTGATAGACACCAGAGTTCCTTCGCAGCTTGAAGAAGACGACTTGAGAGCGGAGCTTGAGCTTGAGATTCCCGATAGTCAAGGCGAAGTTATGGCAATGATTGATGCTTCCGGTGTTGGTGAAATTGAGATTAGTCCAACGGAAGACGGCGGGGTTGAGATTGACTTTGAGCCGCAAGATCAGCGTGGCGAGAACGAAGATTTTTATGCCAACTTAGCTGAAGAGATGCCTGACCGCGAGTTACAGCGCATCGCCAGCGAACTTTTGGGCGAATACGATGCCAACAAGGCAAGTCGTCAGGATTGGGAAGACGCTTATAAGGATGGTTTGGATCTTCTTGGATTTACTTACGAAGAGAGGACACAGCCTTTCCGTGGCGCAACCGGCGTAACTCATCCGTTATTAGCCGAAGCTGCAACGCAATTTCAGGCGCAGGCATTTAATGAACTTTTACCTCCTTCTGGACCTGTTCGCACAATCGTGATGGGCGATGAATCGAACGAAAAGGTAGCTCAGGCGCAGCGTGTTAAGACATTCATGAACTACTACATCATGAATGTTATGGAAGAATATACTCCAGATATGGACCAGATGCTTTTCTATTTACCTCTGGCTGGTTCTACTTTTAAGAAAACTTACTACGATGAAACACTAGGTCGTGCGGTATCCAAGTTTGTGCCTGCTGAAAACTTGGTTGTTCCATATGAGACTGCGGACCTTGAAACTTGTCCCAATATTACTCAAGTTGTTCGTATGCCGCTCAACGATTTGCGTAAGCGCCAGCTTGCTGGTTTATATTTGGACGTTGAGGTTATCCCTGCACAAAAAGAGATAAACCAAGTTCAAGATACAATGGATAGTATTGAGGGAGTTGAGCCTTCTCAGATTGATTATGATTGCACAATCCTTGAGTGCCACGTTGATTTAGACCTCGAGGGTTATGAAGACGTAGACGAAGATGGCGAACCAACCGGTATCAGAGTTCCCTATATTGTCACAATGTCTATGGATAACGGACAGGTTCTGTCTATCCGTCGCAACTACCTCGAAGAAGACGAGCTTAAAAAGAAGATTGCTTACTTCACTCATTACAAATTCCTTCCGGGCTTTGGTTTTTATGGTTTAGGTTTGATACATACGATTGGTGGTTTGTCACGTACTGCCACAGCGGCGCTGCGACAATTAATCGATGCTGGTACGTTATCTAATCTTCCGGCAGGCTTCAAGGCCCGTGGGCTGCGTATCCGTGATGATGACAATCCATTGCAGCCGGGTGAATTTAGAGACGTAGACGCTCCCGGTGGGGCTATACGCGACAGCCTCATGCCTCTTCCTTTCAAGGGTCCGGATCAAACATTATTCAACCTGCTTGGTTTTGTTGTTCAAGCTGGTCAGCGGTTTGCAACTATTACTGACTTGAAAGTTGGTGATGGCAATCAGCAAGCTCCTGTTGGCACAACAATTGCAATGATGGAACAGGGTTCGAGGGTCATGAGCGCAGTACATAAGCGCCTGCACTACTCGATGCGTCAGGAGTTTAGGATTTTAGCCCGCGTGATGTCTGAAAGCTTACCGCAGGAATATCCGTATTCTGTTCCGGGCGGCGATCAGACAATTATGGCGCAGGATTTTGACGACCGTGTAGACGTTATTCCAGTCAGTAATCCAAACGTTTTTAGCCAAGCACAACGTATTATGCTTGCGCAAACAAAATTACAGCTCGCGTCACAAGCACCTGAAATTCACAACATGCACGAAGTATACCGTGATATGTATGAGGCTTTAGGTGTGAACGAGGTTGAACGTTTGATGAAGGCAACGCCTGCTGAAATACCGACACCTATGGATCCTGCGCAAGAGAACATAAATGCTTTAGACCAATTACCAATGACAGCATTTGAGGGCCAGAATCATCAAGCCCACATCATGGCTCATCTAACTTTTGGTACAACACCAATAGTTGGACAGATGCCTATGGTGGCCATTAATTTACAGAAACACGTTATGGAGCATGTTCAGATTGCGGCTCGCGAGCAAGCAGCGCAGCAATATTTGCAAATGGTTCAGCAACAAGGCGGTAAACCTGCCGACGACCAGCAAATGCTCGAAATTGAGCAGCTCACGGCGCAGTTTGTCGCTGAAGGATTGCAGCAGGTCAAACAGATGTCTGCTGAACTATCTGGCGCGGGGGCCCCGGACCCACTTGTGCAGCTCAAGGAAAAGGAGCTACAGCTCAGGGAACAGTCAGATCAGGCGGACAATCAGATCGATCAAGCCAAGGTTCAATTGGATTCACAAAACCAGCAAATGAGGTCAAATCAGTTCAAGGAGCGTATTGCAGCTCAAGAGCGCCAAACGCAGGCACGTATCGAAGCCGCTATGCAGCGTGAGGTATTAAAACAAACTAATAAATGAGGAACTCCGTGATGAAAAATAGAACAGTAAAAGTGAATGGCTCTGCACCAAAAGATCCGCCGAAGGCCGTTGATTATGAGGAAATAAAAGGTCAGGGTCGTGTACCCTATGGTAAGACTGCTCCTGCCCCAATGGCAGGTGATAAGCCCCGTAAGATGACGATGCGCGGCGCGGGTGCTGCCATTAAAGGAACAAAATACATCGGTTACTGATATGCCGTTAAAAAGAGGTAAGAGTAAGAAAACCATCAGTAGCAACATCCGAAAGTTGAGGGGTGAAGGCTATCCTCAAGATCAGTCAGTGGCTATCGCACTTTCTAAAGCTGGTAAAACAAAACCTAAAAAGAAGGTAGTGAGGAAGGCAAAGGGAGGAGTTGTCCGGGGATTTAGCCCGATTGCTCGTCCACAACGTTTTCTAGGGGTATTATAATATGGATTTTAACGAAATGGTTCGGACATGCTGGGAAGCAGCTAAACAGAAAGACCCAACCTCTTATTTTCAGTTGGTTTAGTAGGATAATTTCGAAGAAAACCTATGCTACAAGCACTTATTGGTCCTGTTACTGGTCTCTTAGATAAATTTATTCCGGACGCTAGTGAAAAAGCTAAATTAGCTCATGAAATTGCCACTATGGCAGAGAAACACGCCCATGAAGCATCTTTGGCGCAGTTGGAAGTTAATAAAATTGAGGCAGGTCATAAATCGATATTTGTTGCCGGATGGCGACCATTCATAGGATGGACTTGTGGCATATCTCTTTTTTACCATTTCATTTTAAGTCCAATGACTATATTTATCGTTGCATTATGCGGATTGGATATTCCAGAATTACCTTCTTTTGATATGGACAGTTTAATGACTGTCCTTTTAGGTATGCTAGGTCTAGGTGGTCTTAGAACCTACGAGAAGTCAAAAGGGGTATCTAAGTGAATAAACTGCGGCTTTTTGTAGAAAAGTTTGGTGAAGCGTGGACAGCTTGTATGTTAATGATGGTACAGGGTGATGTCACCGTACTCACGCTAAACCATGCCCTAACCGCGTCAAAGACGGGAGTGATTACTGGAGTTTCTTTTGTAATTACCAGTTTGTTTGCGTCTATTAACAACAAATGGGCTAATGCGTGGCTCACAGGATTATTGACGATGGTGGCAGATATTGTCGCCCATCCTACGCATTTTGGTCCTCAATGGCTCGAAGCTTCGTGTACAGGACTTGGCGCTGCCATTCTGTGCTATCTGATAGAAAGGAAACATAATGACGTTCAAACTGTCACAACGTAGCCTAGATAAACTTGAAGGCGTGGACGAGAGATTGATTGCCGTTGTCGATTACGCGATTTCCGTAACAAAAGTTGATTTTGGCGTCATATGTGGTCTACGAACGATAGAAGAGCAGCGTGAATTGGTATCCTCCGGTGTTAGTAAGACAATGAATTCAAAACATCTTGAAGGCCGTGCGGTTGATCTGATGGCATACATCGGTTCTCGCGGATCGTGGGAGCTGAGTGTTTATGATGAAATTGCAGACGCAATGAAAAAAGGAGCTTCTTCGGAAGGAGTAGCAATTCGTTGGGGCGCAGCGTGGAACCTGCCTGATATACGTGCTTGGACAGGCACTATGGAAGAAGCTATGAATGATTATATTGATTTGAAGCGTTATGAAGGAAAACGCCCGTTTATTGACGCACCTCATTTTGAACTCACATAAATTTATTTTTTTTCTAGCATTCCTAATATAAGATATGCTAGGATACTATCGAACATTGTTCGATTTTATGCGAGGATTAGATGGACGATATATATTTTTCCGAAGCTGTTTTTCGGATTATACGGGAACGTAGACAGAGTTGTGTTGATTTTATGTTAAACGGAAACATTAAGTCTATGGAGCATTATCGTGAGCTTATGGGCAACATGGAGTGCCTTAATCACGTAGAACAGGAACTCAAGAGCCTGCTAGATAAACAGGAGCAATCTAATGACTGAAGCAGAAAAAGTTAATGAAAATACCGAGGAAAAGAGCAAAAAGCCTAACCTCGCCGACGTTTATGTCGAAAAACCTCGTCTTAATCCTGAAGCGATTGGTGCGAGTCTTCTTGAAAGAATGCCATCCCCTACGGGTTGGCGCATATTAATCCTACCATACCAAGGCAAAGCAAAAACTGCTGGCGGCATTTTTCTACCTAATGAAGTCCAAGAGAAGAATAATATTTCTACTCAGGTAGGTTATGTACTTAAAGTAGGCCCCTTGGCATATAAGGATACCGAAAAGTTTCCGTCCGGACCGTGGTGTGAAGAAAAGCAGTGGGTGATGTTTGCTCGCTATGCTGGATCTCGCTTCCAGATTGATGGCGGAGAAGTCCGAATTCTCAATGATGACGAGATACTCGCGACTATTCTTGACCCTGAAGACATCCATCATATGTAAAGGTGAAATATGACTGAAAAAGACGAAGATCAACAAGTTTTGGAGTTTGAAGAAAACGACACTGAAGAGCAGGATACTGAAGTTGAAGTAGAGGCGGAAGCCTATGACAAAGATGACGGTGATTCTGATGAAAATTTCCGTAAGGCGGAGAATGCTACGCAAAAGCGTATTGATCGCCTGACAAAGAAAATGCGTGAAGCTGAACGACGCGAGCAGGAAGCCCTTCGTTATGCGCAAGCTGTCCAATCTGAAACAAATGCGCTCAAGGAGCGTATGAACTCGATGGACAACAATTATGTTACTGAATACACCAGCCGCGTTAATACACAAATTGAGCAAGCCGAGCAGGAGCTGGCACGTGCGATTGAATTTGGGGACGCCGCTAAAACTGTTGCAGCACAACGAAAGTTAACGGATTTGGCTATCCAAGCAGATCGTGCGCAGCAAGCGAAAATTCAGCAAGAACGGTATTTAAAGCAGCAAGAAGCTGCTCAACAGCAACAGATTCAGCAACCGATGCCTGCTCAACAGCAACGTCGGCCTGATCCAAAAGCAGAACAGTGGGCATTGCGAAACTCGTGGTTTGGTGAAGATACCGCAATGACTTATGCCGCCTTTGGGATACATAAGAAATTAGTCGAAGAGGAAGGATTTGACCCGAAGAGCGATGACTACTATACTGAACTAGATCGTCGTATATCCGAAAAGTTCGGAAACGGCGTAAGACCGGCTAACAAACGTGCCGCCCAGACGGTTGTTGGCGCTTCGAGAACCACAAATACTGGACGCAGTGGGAAAAAGGTTCGACTCACCCAGAGCCAAGTCGCGATAGCGAAGAAATTGGGTGTGCCGCTTGAAGAATATGCGAAATACGTGAAGGAGTAGAAAGATGAATGACCAAATTAAAGAAAATGGAAAAGCTATCAATCGTGCTTCTCGCGCTAACCAAACTCGGGAAAAACAGGCTATTCGTAAGCCTTGGGCTCCCCCGTCAATGCTAGATGCACCACCTGCACCCGCTGGTTTTAAGCATCGTTGGATTCGCGCCGAAACGCGTGGTTTTGATGATACAAAGAACGTCAGTGCAAAAATGCGCGAAGGTTGGGTATTAGTCCGTAAAGACGAATATCCCGATTTTGAAGCGCCGGTTGTCCAATCAGGTAAATATGAAGGTGTGTTTGGGGTTGGTGGACTGCTTCTCGCTCGAATTCCAGAAGAGACAGTTGCGGAACGTACTGAATACTTTAATAAACGTAGTCGTGACCAAATGCAAGCTGTTGATCAAGATATGATGAGAGAGAATGCACACTCAACAATGAGGATCGGCAATGCTGATCGTCAATCTCGTGTAACCTTCGGCGGTCCCAAGAGATAATGTGGACTGCCCCAATAGGAGAGTACTAAAATGGCAAATCAAGAAACAGCCTATGGTCTCCGCCCTATCGGGCTTGTTGGTAGCGGTGTTAACTCTACTGGTGTAACCCAGTATGAGATCGCTTCTGACAATACCAATGCGATTTACCAATATTCGATTGTTGTTCCGCTTGCAGCGGGCGTAATCGATCAAGCTGGCGATACAGCCGGTGGTACAACGCAAGCACTTGGTGTTCTGATGGGTGTGGAGTATGTGGACTCCGTACAGAAAAAGCCTGTATGGATAAATTATTGGCCCGGATCGGGCTCTGTAAGCGTTGACACTAACCATCCGGTTAAAGCCTTCGTAGCAGACAACCCGAACCAACTTTTCAAAGTGGCTTCTGACGCAACTTTGACTGACCGAGCTACTGCTCTTGCAACTGTGTTTGCAAACGCTTCGCTGGGTACGTCAGCTCGTACTGGTTCAACCAGTACAGGTTCGTCAAACTCTGCTTTGAGTGTATCGTCTGTCGCTACGACGGCTACTCTGCCGCTTCGTATCGTAGGCATCATGGACGACGAAGCTAATAGCGATTATACCGCTGCTGGTATTCCGCTTATCGTTCGTCTGAACGCACACTTTAACGCTGGAACCCGTAGGTTTGATTCTCAAACCACTGCGGATTCCACCGGCATTTAAGGAGGGCACAATAAATGGCTATCTCTCGCGCACAACTAGCGAAAGAGCTAGAACCCGGCCTTAATGCCTTGTTCGGGCTCGAATATAACCGTTACGAGAATGAGCATAGTGAAATCTTTGAGGAAGAGTCTTCTGACCGAGCCTTTGAAGAGGAAGTGATGCTTGGTGGATTTTCAACAGCACCTGTTAAAAGTGAAGGCGGCGCCATTACTTTTGACGATGCTCAGGAAACCTACACCGCTCGTTACACCCATGAAACCATTGCGCTTGCTTTCTCAATTACTGAGGAAGCTGTTGAAGACAATCTTTATGATCGTCTTGCATCGCGCTACACCAAAGCTCTGGCCCGCTCTATGGCCCAGACTAAGCAAATCAAAGCAGCTTCCATTCTGAACAATGCGTTCAGCACAGGATCTTATGCGATTGGCGATGGTGCAGCTCTTTGCTCCAATGCGCACCCAAGCCTTTCAGGCAACCAGTCAAATATTTTGGCAACTGCTGCGGACCTCAACGAGACTTCGCTTGAGCAGATGTTGATTGACATTGCTGGTCTGACTGACGAGCGTGGTCTGAAGATTGCTGTACGCGGCATGAAGCTCATCATTCCTAAAGAGCTTCAGTTCATTGCAGAGCGAGTTATTAACTCAAACCTGCGTTCTGGAACCGCAGACAACGATCTGAACGCTATGAAGTCTATGGGGATGCTTCCTGATGGTGCGGTGGTTAACCACTTCCTCACCGACACGGATGCGTTCTTCATCAAGACTGACGCACCTAATGGCTTCAAATACTTCAACCGTTCGCCTATCAAAACGGCAATGGAAGGAGACTTTGATACCGGAAATATGCGCTTCAAAGCTCGTGAGCGCTACTCATTCGGTGTATCCGACTGGCGTAGTGTTTTTGGGACTCCCGGCGCAGCCTAAAGTATGTTATAAGGGAGTTTTCTCCCCACTAAGTACTTTGAAGGGGCTCGAAAGAGCCCCTTTCTTTTTGCAAGAGTTTTATTTTGTATTTTTGTAGAAGCTCTGGTATTATTTATATAGGGCAAAATTTAGCTTTGCAGACAGGTATCTGCCCTCCTGACGTTGCACAGACTGCGGAGCCAAACCTTGTGCAAGGGGTATTGATATGTCATCAACAACTTTTTCAGGTCCAGTTACTTCCACAAACGGATTTATTTCTGGTTCCGGCTCTATCGTAACTGTAGACGCTAACGTAACGCTCACTTCTGCTAACCACGCTGGTCGCACACTGCTTCTGGACGTTGCTAGTGGAGCTACTGTTACTCTTCCTGCTGCGACAGGAACAGGTAACATCTACAAGTTTTTTGTAAAAACCACTGTAACCTCGAATAATTATGTTATTCAGGTAGCAAGCTCTGATGACAGCATGGCTGGTGTGGCTATCGTTGCAAATGATGGCGGAGACACAGCTTCCATTTTTGAAACTGTAGCTGCTTCCGACACGATTACGCTTAATGGTTCGACAAAAGGCGGTATTCTTGGCGGCCAAATTGAACTTCAGGACGTTTATTCCGGTAAGTTTTCTGTGGTCATTCGCCAAGCTGCTACCGGCACAGAAGCTACACCATTCTCAGCCGCTGTATAATAGGGGTTTATAATGGGAAAACTTAACAACAAGTCCGGGGCTAAGAAGCCGTCTAAAAAAGCTACTCCAAAAGAGTCCGCTAAAAAAGAGGTGGATAAAGAAGCAGGAGCTAAATAATGGCAAATTCAGACGTAAAAGCTAAACGTCTGACAGGTACGGGTGCGGCCACTGTTGGTCGCGCTCGTCTTCGTCAGATACAGGCACTTACTGGTGCTGGCGCAGGTCGTCTAACACTAACCGACGGAAACGGCGGATCAACAATAGTTGACCTAGATTTCTTGGCGTCAGATTCACACTCTGTAAATATACCAGACGAGGGCCTTTTGTTTACTGACGATATTTACGTTGCAACAGCAACAAATATCACGGCAATGACGTTTTTTTACAGCTAGGTGATGTCGAGATGGCATCGACAAAAGATGTAAAACGTTTGCCATCTGGGCGGTTGAGCTATCGAGGAGAGACTTTTGCAGGGTACAACAAGCCAAAACGGACTCCCGGTAAATCAAAGAAAAGTGCTGTCCTCGCTAAGAAAGGCTCTGACGTTAAGCTCGTTCGCTTCGGCGATCCAAACATGGAAATTAAAAAGGATCAACCGGGACGTAGAAAGAATTTTAGAGCGCGTCACTCCTGTGACACAGCCAAAGACAAATTTAGCGCCCGTTACTGGTCTTGTAAAGCTTGGTGAAAATGAGATGAAAGTCGAAGATATGCTAACCAAGCTCGAGAAACATGAAGTAGAGTGTAATCTACGTTATGCACGTATTGACGAGAAGCTAGAAGAACATAAGACAGCGCTAAAGAATCTTGACCTGAAACTATGGGGTTTGGCTGTTTTGGTTATTTTAGCCCCTTTAGTTCATAAATTATGGGGATAGACTATGGGAGCAAGGGTCAAGACCGGTTTAGACCCAAAACCTTGCGGAGTAACGTACTACCGTAAAGGTGGAGCTGTATCAAGTAAGTCAAAAGGCAGTAAGATATGCCCTGCTGGAAAAGCTTGGGCTGAACGAACTTTTGACACTTACCCTTCCGCTTACGCTAACATGGCGGCTTCAAAATATTGTAAAGATCCTAATTACGCCAAAAAATCAAAAAATAAACGTAAAGATGGGTGAATTAAAGAAATGGCGTGACCAAGATTGGGTCCGGATAGACAGTAGTGGAAACATTGCCGGGGAGTGCGGTACCTCAAAAAACAAGAAAAATCCAGATAGATGTTTACCTAGAAGCAAAGCACAAAGCCTTTCCAAGTCAGAAAGGAAAGCGACTGCTGCAAAAAAGAAACGCGAAGGTAAAAAAGGAAAGCAAGTTGTTTCTAATACAAAAGCTGCAAAAGTGACTGGGATGAAACACGGTGGTGTTGTACATGACACAAAACCGAAACGAAAGTTCAACGGTAAACCTATACCCGGAACTGCTATTGCTCGCGGTTGCGGTGCTGTTATGAGTGGCAGGAGAAAAAGAACTAAAGGATCTGTGACTCAGTCATGAATTTAGCTTTCTTTGGTCAACCACTAGAGTCCGCCATAGTCGAGGAGATTATGCAGTGGTCTGATTCTGCTTTAGAGAAACCACATCCTTTTTTTAATAACCTTCCTCCGTGTCCGTATGCAAGGCAAGCTTGGCTTGACGATAAGGTTGCTATACTTTTCAAGCATGAAGATAGCTTTCAGCTTCTTTATTCGACTATCTCTATGTGGCAAGAACAATTTGATATAGCGATTATTATTGATCTGAACAACAAGCAGACTTCTGAACAGTTTCACGATTATTTGAACGGTCTAAATAAAGTCATTTCAGACGGCGTATTTATCGATAAAGATATATGGTTAATGGGCTTTCACCCTGACGATGAGCCTACCGATTTCGAAGAAACGGTGAACTTTGATCCCCTAATAGAACACGAATATTCAATGATTTTTGTTCAACGACTATCAAAACTTCAAGAAGCAGCAGACAAATTGAAGAAAAAAGGCTATTATGATAAATATGATGGCCTATATAATGCCCAAGAAATATATGATTTGCGGGAAACCCTTTATAGGAGACTAAAAAATGGCGATGAAACCTAAGAAAATGCGCGGCGGCGGTATGGTTAAGAAAATGCGCGGCGGCGGTATGGTTAAGAAAATGCGCGGCGGCGGTATGGTGAAAAAAATGAAAACCGGGGGTTCTGTTGGTGCTGCTAGCCGTAAATCGGGTGGTAAGAAAAAATGTGCCGTTCGTAATGCGTAAAGGATAAAGTGATGGCCACTTCCGGAAGCAAAGATTTTGATTTAGATGTCGCTGAATACATCGAGGAAGCTTTTGAACGGTGTGGTCTTGAGGTGCGTACTGGCTACGATTTAAAAACTGCAAAGCGTTCGCTTAACTTATTATTGGCAGACTGGGCAAATCGAGGCTTAAATCAATGGACCATCAAGCAACGCACGGTAACACTGGTAGTTGGCGATGGAGAATACGATCTGGGTAATGATGTGATCGACATTTTGTCGGTTGTTTGTCGGCGAGACGGAACGGATTACGCATTATTGCGCCTGAGCCGCGATGATTACATTAATATTCCGAACAAAACAACACAAGGACGTCCAAATCAGTTCTTTCTTGACCGCCAAGTAACTCCAAATTTAAAGATTTGGCCAGTTCCAGAGAATACCACGGACGTTATCATTTACGATGCGCTTACTCGCATGGATGATGCGGATATTTACACCAACACCATGGACATGCCGTTCAGGTTTTACCCTTGTTTAGCAGCCGGTTTAGCCTATTATATTGCGTTGAAACGCTCCCCAAACCGTGTTCAGATGCTAAAAGCAGTGTATGAAGAGGAATTTGAACGGGCAGCTACGGAAGACCGTGATCGGGCGTCATTCAATGTTGTTCCGAGATACGAATACTATAGGGCGGGGTAAATGGCGAAATTTGCTGTAGGTAAAGACTCATGGGCAATCTCGGACCGTTCCGGGTTCCGATACCCATACCGACTGATGAAGCGGGAATGGACTGGTGCGCTTGTTGGACCTGACGAGTATGAACCAAAACATCCTCAGTTGGGGCCTTTCCGCAAAGTTGTTGACCCAGAAGCCCTTGAGAATGCAAGACCAGACCGTGTCGAGCCGCTAGATGTGTTTGTTGGTGTGCCTCTGGTCGAAAACCCAAACCTTTTGCCCCTTCAGGCGTTTGGTAAGGTTGGTAACGTTACGGTGGTGACATGAGCTTTACATACGATCAGCTAACTCAGGCCATTGAAGACTATACGCAGTACGACGAAACGTCTTTTGTGACTAATATCCCGGTGTTTATCGTTCAGGCAGAGGAGCGTATCCTCAAAAATGTTCAGTTAAGCCTGTTCCGTAAGAACGTAAGTGGTACGATGTCATCATCGAACAAATATTTAGCTTGCCCTAGCGACTTTTTAGCCCCTTTTTCGTTAAGTTTTACGGATTCCTCGTCAAATCAAGTGTTTTTGGATTTTAAAGATCCAGATTTTGTCCAATCTTTTAACCCAAACGCGTCTACGACTGGAAATCCACGGTATTATGCCGTTTTCGACATTGATAACTTTATTTTGGGGCCTACTCCGAACGATAACTACGCCGTTGAGCTTCATTACTTCTATCGTCCTCTCAGTTTGACTGAGTCTGGCGGTAGCGGGACGACTTGGCTGAGTGAAAATGCTCAAATAGCTCTTTTGTACGGAAGCTTGATCGAAGCATACATCTACATGAAGGGTGAGCCAGATATATTGCAACAATACGAGAAGCGTTTTGCGGAAGCAATCGCCGGTATGAAGATGTTCGGCGAATCGAAGGAAGTGACTGACGAATATCGCACCGGAATGGTAATTAGGCCAAAACAATGAGTTTTCCGGCATTAGATATGAAAATTAACCACGGATTTCAGGTGGAAGTACATACCACCAGTGGCCGTGGGTTTACTCCAGAGGAACTCGCGGAAAGAGCTGCTAACAAAATTATTTCAATCAGCGACGACGCAGACCCTGCTATTAAGGCGCAAGCACATGCCTTTCGTAAACGACTAGTTAATATTTTGGAATTTTACATGCGTGAAGCGATAAAATGTGATAGAACAACGGTGTACAACGCATTAACCCTTGCAGGCCACAAGGAGCTTGCTGAACAAATAAGGAGACTGTGACATGGCTTTTTCAGGAAACTACATGTGTACATCCTTTAAGAACGAGCTTCTTTATGGTGTACACGATTTTGATGCCTCTACAGGCGACACTTTTAACATTGCTCTTTATACGAGTTCTGCGACGCTAGATGCGTCGACGACTGCGTATTCAGCAACGGACGAAACCAGCGGTACAGGTTATTCGGCGGGCGGTCAGGCTCTGACTAACGTAAACCCGACGACATCTGGTACGACGGCTTTCACTGATTTTGCAGACGAAACTTTCACGACTGCAACCATTACTGCTCGCGGCGCGTTGATTTATAACACTACCCCAAACACCACCTCTATTTCGGTAACCAACCCGTCTGTTGTGGTTTTGGATTTCGGTGGAGACAAGACCTCCACCGCCGGTGACTTCACTATCGTTTTTCCGACTGCTGACGCAAGTAACGCAATTATTCGGATAGCGTAATGACCGACGTCGTCGTCCCATTAACCGGCTGGGGCCGTGGGACGTGGGGCCAGCTTGGTTGGGGCGAAGGCTCCGTTCCTACTGCTGGTGCGACAGGCGACGTAGGCTCTGTAACGGTTGTTGCGGAAGCAAATGCGCCGGTTACTGGGATTGCAGCGACAGGTAGCGTTGGTAGTGTAACAATAGTTGCAGAAGCCAACGTTTCGGTTACAGGTATTGCTGGCACCGGCCAAATAGGCGAAGCCAGCATCATAGGCAACGCCAATGTAGACGTTACCGGTGTTTCCGGTACTGGCCAAGTCGATTCCGTCAGCATTAACGCTGGCGCCAATGTCTACCCCAACGGATTGGCTGGAACAGGCGAAGTTGGCTCTGCTACGGTCACCGCAGATGCAAACGTCAATCTTACTGGAAATGCTGGAACAGGCGAAGTTGGCTCTGCTACGGTCACCGCAGATGCAAACGTCAATCTTACTGGAAATGCTGGAACAGGCGAAGTTGGCAGCGTTAGTATTGAAACCTCGGCGAATGTATCGGTCACAGGACTTTCGGGCACTGGCCAAGTCGATTCCGTCAGCATTAACGCTGGTGCCAATGTCTACCCCAACGGATTGGCTGGAACAGGCGAAGTTGGCAGCGTTAGTATTGAAACCTCGGCGAATGTACCGGTCACAGGACTTTCGGGCACTACAAATGTAGGATCTGTTACGGTTGCTGCTGCTGCTGACGTGAGCCCGACGGGTATTGCGGCAAGTGGGCAAGTTGGCGATGTATCTGTCTACGGGGAAGCTAATATACCCGTAACAGGTATTGCGGCAACAGGTAATGTCGGTTCTGTAGTGGTCACTAACGGTCAAACTATAAGCGTAAGTGGTGTCGCTGGAGAAGGACAAGTTGGTAGTGTTACTGCAAATGCAGGCGCTATCATAAATATAATAGGCGTAAGCGCCGCCGGTCAGGTTGGAAAAGTACTGGTTTACGGAAGAATTGCCCCGGATCAAAATCCGGGCTATATTAACGTTGACCCAAGTCAAGAAGCAACATGGTCGGAGGAAGTACCAAACCAAAGCCCTTCGTGGTCTGAGGAAGCACCCAGTCAAAGCCCTTCATGGGCAGAGGCGGCGCCAGAACAGAATGCTAATTGGGCGCGAATTGCAGCGTAGAGGAATAGAGAAATGCCAAGCACTTATACAGTTAATTTAGGTATTGAAAAACCCGCGACCGGTGAACAGTCGGGTACTTGGGGGGATACCACAAACATAAACTTTGATATTCTGGATCAAGCCATCAACGGAGTTCTCAGCTTAACGCTGTCCTCGGCAGGAACTTCAGGTTCTCCTAACAGTTTATCTATTGATGACGGTGCGACATCAGATGGCCGAAATAAGTGGATTGAGTTTGTTGATGGTGGCGATCTAGGCGCTAACGCGTATGTCCAGCTTGTCCCGAATGACGCTGAAAAGATTGTTTTCTTCCGAAACAGCCTGTCAGGCAGTCGCTCCGTCTTTGTTTTCCAAGGCACTTACAGCGCCAGCAACGATTTTGAAATTCCGGCTGGTTACGACGTTGTCCTAAAATTTGATGGCGGTGGCGCAAGTGCCACGGTCACTGACGTATTTACCAAACTTAGAGTTACCGAACTCTACACCCCAACCCTTGGCGCAGGCACAGCCGACATTAATGATGGTACGGTCGAAGCGGTCATTGGCGGCACTACACCAAAGGCAGGCACATTTACTACGCTTACTGGTAACACAAACTTGACAATTAATGCCACCACAACTGTTGATGGCATACTAGATGAAGACAACATGGCGTCAGATAGCGCCACAAAACTGGCTACGCAACAATCTATTAAGGCTTATGTAGATAGCCAAGTTGGAACAATTGATACGCTGTCAGAAATTTTAGCTAATGGTAACACCTCCGGTGCTAACAACCTGATTATTGACAACGGACAGGCTTTGACATCCAACACAATAAACGAAACCACCGCAGACACTGGTGTAACAGTTGAAAGCGTTTTACTCAAAGATGGCGATGTAACTCTATCCACAGGCGATCTCACTGTATCGAGTGGCGATCTCACTTTATCGGCTGGTGATATAATAAATACTGGTGGCAGTATTTTAGTAGGAAACGCCTCAAGCATTGGGGTGGGTGGTGCTATTAAGGAGATACAAAATCACGGAACGGACGCAAGCAGTGGTTTAGCGACTACTAGGTTTAGTGCCGATTCATCAGGTACGAGTGTGGTACTGGGTAAAAGTCGAAGTGCTTCGATTGGCTCGTACTCAGCCATCACTAGCGGAGATGCTATAGGCTTTTTAATTTTTGCAGGTGATGATGGAACTGACTTAAACACCCAAGTTGCTTATATAAAAAGTGGCACAGAAGGCACGATTGCGACAAATCAAATACCGGGGACACTAGAACTATGGACTGCAAACTCCAGCGGAACAATGACGCAAGGGCTAGTAGTCGACTCATCACAAAACGTAGACATACCTAATGGCGATCTGGATTTAGTAACCGGAGGGCTTTACGCCGACGGTGCTACTAACTATCTAGGGCAAACCCATATTGGCGATACATCCAACACAGGCACACTATCAAATCAACTTACAATATCAGACACAAATTCAACAGCATCGATAAGAATAAGGTTTCAAAATTCAGAAGGTGGCTTTGATTTAGGCTCAGACAATGGAAGTATAAATTTCTATGGTAATTTAGGCGCAGGAAATCCGGTTTTATTTCAAATTGATGATTCTACTGGAGATGTAAATGTACTTTCAGGCGATATCACTGTATCAAATCGGTTTGAAACAAAACAGGTAACAATTGCTGATGATTCCTATTCTCCCGTCACACCTCCCCGAAACGGTGGATTTTGCATCTTTACATTTGGCGGTGACAGCACGACCCCCGGAAACACATCATCAGCATTATTCTATTATGACGTTGGCACTTCATTAGCCGGAAGCATTCAAACATCAATAAGCACAAACGTCACCATTGCCAACGCAGCGAGAACTGGCACAGATGGTCCTAACGGGTCTATGAATATCGGGATTCAATCAGGTGTAATACATTTTGAGAATCGTGTTGGTTTAACAAAAAACATTCAAATTACATTTTTATAGGTCATGAAATATGAAGACTGAACACATAAAAGAAAATCATTTTATTGTTACTGATTATTCAGGAAGACCACATGATGTTTTTACAAAAAAAGGTGGAACTGAACAGGATGCAATTGACTGTTATCTTGAGGCTTGTCAAGGCAAAACTGGCAAAGGGTTTAATTCCTTGTTGGGTTTGGGAATCGATCAAGAACAACTAATTGATCTTGGCATCATGGATTTATGCCCAAAAACAAACACCATAAAATTCATTGATGGTAGAGAGATCACGCCATGCTGTGATCCGGCAACAGTTTGTCCAGAAAAAAATGGCATAGAGAATATATGCTCGATTGTTCACACGCCAGAAATCAAAACAGAATATAAAAAATCGTTGCCGCCAGTTCAAAAAACTGAAAGCGTCACAAAGGAAGTTGAACGAATTGAAATGATTGATGGTCAACCGACATTGATTAAAGAAAGGCAGGAAATAAAAGAACCTGTTTTTGATCATATTCAAGTGGTCGATCAATCAGGCAATCCAGTATTCAAAACCATTCCCGCAGTATTTGACTATGAAGGGAATGAAGTTGAACCAGAAAAACAAGAACCTGTAATGCACAAAGTGCCAGTATATGAAACTGCACCTTAATTCGGTTAATGATGAAAACCCTATCAAGAAAACCGAAAACATTGACGGCAATCCTGAATTTACTAGCCTTGATTAAGAGTATAGAAGATGATTAGTGATAAACTGTACAAGATTTACACCAAACACCCTGTGGGTCAGTACATACTCAACCTAACCGTTCTGTATCCGTTTTTAGTTATTGACCAACTAGCAAATACAATTCTTGGCGGTAGTCCTGCCGAAACCGTGTCTGGAAGACTAAGCCGAGCAAACAGTCCTCTGGCAAACTTTATTAAGAAATACCTAGAAAAGATTGACGCAAACCACTGTGACGAGTGGTCCACCAAAAACTATCCACTTTATGAAATATGGAAGTGGAAATAACTAAGGAAAATTGAAATGGGAAAAGATAAAAAAACACCTATTAAAATTAATGACAAAGATTATTTTGTTGAAGATTTAACCGAGCAGCAGGTTGTTATGGTTAATCATATACAAGATCTTGACAGGAAACTGTCCAGCATGAGATTTAATATTGAGCAACTTTCTGTTGGAAGAGAGGCATTTATGAATGCTCTGAACTCAACTCTAAAAGAGAAATAAATATAAATCATTAGTTCCGAAAGGATGATATGCCACTTACCAAGTTACAGTTCAGGCCGGGAATTAACCGAGAGATAACCTCGTACACCAACGAAGGCGGTTGGTATGATGGAGACAAAATACGTTTCCGTTACGGATTCCCTGAAAAAATTGGTGGGTGGCAAAAAATGTCATCTACTAATTTTTTAGGTACTTGCCGCGCCCTTCATCCTTGGGTTGCGCTAGAAGGTAATCAATACCTTGGTGTTGGAACGCATTTAAAATACTACATTAACGAGGGTGGAGCTTATTTTGACATTACACCTATTCGCGATACGACTTCTGCGGGGGCTATTACTTTTTCCGCATCTGCCAACACATTGGGTGCCAACGTTGCCGTTGACGATACAACCATCACGCTGTCCTCGACGACTGGCTTTCCAAGCACCGGCTATGTAAAGATTAATTCGGAGATTATCCTTTACGCAAGTGTATCTGGCAACGACTTAATAGGTTGCGAACGCGCACAATATGACACGACCGCTGCTGCGCACACTAGCGGCGATACAGTAACCTGCGCCACTATTACGGTAAATGACACAGCCCACGGTTGTAACGAAAACGACTTTGTAACTTTTTCCGGGGCAGTCACGCTGGGTGACCAAATTACTGCCGACATATTAAACCAACAATACCAAGTCGTTCATGTTCAGGATACCAACACTTACTACATTACGGCTCGCACTGTTTCTACTATTGCATCTATTACCGTATCCGGTGGTTTAGATGAAACACCCGTTTTTGCTACGTCTAGTGATAGCGGCAACGGAGGAGCATCCGTTGTCGGCGCGTATCAAATTAACACAGGTCTTGACACCACGGTTTTTGGTACGGGCTGGGGCGCGGGATCATGGTCTCGAGGCGCATGGGGTTCGGCATCGAGTCTTTTGGCACAAGGGGCGACGCTTCGTATTTGGAGCCACGACAATTTCGGGGAAGACTTGTTATTTAACGTCCGCGACGGAGGTTTGTACTATTGGGACAAAACCGGTGGAACAAGTACTCGCGGTGTCAGTTTAGACAGTTTGGCTGGTGCCAACTACACACCCACGGTTGCCAAGCAGCTTTTGGTATCTGATCGTGACCGTCACGTCATTGCGTTTGGTTGCGATCCGCAAAACAATCCCGGCGTACAAGACCCTCTTTTGATCCGGTTTTCCGACCAAGAAAGCCTGACAGAGTGGGAAAGCACCGCGCTGACCACGGCAGGTGATTTACGCCTTGGATCAGGTTCTGAGATTATAACTGCGGTAGAGACACGCCAACAGATTATCGTCTTTACTGATGAATCAATGTACGCGATGCAGTATTTGGGAGCCCCATTTACGTTTGGTATTCAGCTTATTTCTGAAAACACCACGATTGCAGGGCCGCTGACCGCGGTTCCTGTCGAGGATCAGGTATTTTGGATGGGTATCTCCGAGTTCTACATGTATAACGGCGCGGTGCAGAAAATCCCGTGTTCGGTACGGGATTACGTCTTTGACGACATCAATGTCGGCCAACTTGAAAAGGTTACTGCCGCTGTAAACTCTGAAAACAATGAGATTTGGTGGTTCTATCCGTCTGCAAGCAGCAGTGAAAACGACCGTTATGTGATTTACAACACGCTGGAGCAGGTTTGGTATTACGGCACCCTGTCGCGTACTTGCTGGATTGACCGCGGTATTGAGCAATATCCGATTGCAGCATCGCCGGACAACTTCTTGTACAACCAAGAGTTTGGTTTTGATGATGGCAGTGTGTCTCCGGCGGCAGCCATTACGGCGTATGTCAGCTCCAGTCCGATGGACATGGGCGACGGGCAACAATTCACTTTCTTGAGCCGCTTGATCCCGGATGTTGGGTTCAGGAACTCCAGCGCACCGGTGCCTTTGCTTGATATTACGACGCGTGTACGGAATTACAGCAACGGTAACTATCTCAAAACCGTAACTAATCAGGTCAACGATACCACTGAACAGATCAACCTGCGTTTGCGGGGTCGTCAGTTTAGCATTCAGGTGCAATCCGACGAAACTGGCGTTGCGTGGCGATTGGGTAGTTTGCGGTATGACATGCGACCCGATGGGAGGCGCTGATGGCATCCCGCGGTCAACCGGTTCCTTACTTCCCACTTCCTCCAGCTCAATACGACCAGCGGTATTTGACCGAGGTTGTTCGCTCGTTTTCTGTCTACCTCCAGCAATCCATCAACCCCGGTCCGCTACGCGCCACTGAAATCACGTTGACGGAAGCCACGGGGAACGTGGACCGCGGCCAGATGGCTTGGAACCTCAACGAAGAGACTGTCGACATTACGATGGGCGACGGCGTTATTCAGCAGGTGGGTTTTGAGACTTACATGCGGGTCAAAAACGACACCGGAAGCCAAATCAACAATGGCGAAGTCGTAGGTTTTGTTGGGGTAGACGGCGAAATCAAGGTTGCGCCCTATATTGCCAACAACACGGCAAACGAGCTGTATTTTGTGGGTGTATCCACGCACGACATGCCGGATCAAGATATTGGCCCGATAACTGTGTATGGGAAAGTCCGCGGCATAGACACCACGGGCCCCGGGGCAGAGACGTGGAGTGTGGGCGATATTTTGTACGCATCCCCCACAACAGCCGGTTTGCTTACTAACGTGCGCCCAACGGCACCAAACGGTGTGATTGTTATCGCTGCGGTGCTTACGGTAGACGCCACAAACGGCGAAATCATGGTGCGGCCTACCGTTCCAATTGGTTTGGACTACGGAAGTTTTGTCGCTACAGTCGATCAAACGCTAGGGGCTATCAACACGGCAACCGCAATTGCCCTGACAAGTACGCTTGTCACCAACGGCGTTACCTTGAGCAGCGGGTCGCGGTTAAACGTGGTGGAAGCGGGTTATTACCAGATCGACGCAACGATCCAGTTAACTTCGACAAGCGCCAGTGCTAAAAACATATTTTTCTGGCTTCGAAAGAACGGCACCAATGTTGGGGATTCTACCCGAGCTGTGACAATAAGCACTAACAACGCATATTTGCCCATATCGTTGAACTACACGATTTCTCTCGCCGCCACCGATTACGTTGAGCTGTATTGGGCGGCGAACGATACAAACGTTTTGTTGGACGCATTAACGGCATCAGCCTTTGCGCCGTCGGCACCCTCGGTGCTATTAAATATATCTCAGCTCCAGTTGTGAGGAAAAGCTATGACTAATCAAACTATCATTACAATGCCGAATGGAAGCAAATGGCTGCCGTCGACTAGCACGGACATTGTTCATTGCGTTAATTGTAGTAACGCGGTGGATACACCGGAAGAAATAGCCTCTTATCCGGACGGGAACTGCCCACAGTGCGGTTCTTTATGGACTGGCGGGGAAAAGAGAAGTACAATTATTAACGTAACCATGCCGCAAGGTATCAATGGTGGAGCGGGATAATGGAAGAAGAAACTCAAAAAATTGATGAATTAACCGTCCCAGACGGCGGTATTGGTAATTTTGTCATGGAAGATGACGAAATCGAAGAGGTTTACGGCGAAAAACCTACCGATTACGGGGATGAGGGGATAGCTCAATTTCCAGCGCTTGCGGAGCGCATGGCTAAATACGGACGAAATGAAGATAATATGCTGGCGCATGTTTCCAAGGGTGAATTAGTCATCCCGCGACAATTTCTTCAAGATGAAGTAATTAAGCAACGTATATACGATATTCTTACGGAAGCCGGAGTAGAAGACCCAGAAGCTTACGTGGTTGGAACTGACGCCAACGATATTAACCCTACAACAGGTCTCCCTGAGTTTTTCTTAAAGAAGCTACTTGGAGGCATTGCTAAAGCCGTCAGCAGTGTCGCTAAAACAGTTGTTAAAGTGGTCAAAAAAGTGGCTCCTGTGGTCCTTCCTATTGCCTTGTCGTTCACGCCTCTCGGACCTATTTACGGTGCGGCGCTTGGTTCTGGTATAGGAACGTTGATCAAAGGCGGATCAATCAAGGACGCTTTGAAGTCAGCGTTGGTAGCAGGTGCAACAGGCGCAGCTTTCCAAGGGTTTACAGGAAGTGGAAGTTTTACTGAGAACGTTAAGGCTGGTCTGGCTGACCCGATGGGTCGTTTCGGACAAACCGTTTCTGGCGCAAAAACTTCTGTCTCCAACTTGGTTGGTGGCGAGGCTGCTCGTGCAGCAAATGCCGGTCAGCCCGGATTCTTCGGTAAATACACGCCGACAGGCGTCGAAGGTCAAAGCGCGGCAGGCCAACAGATGGCATCCGACGTTGCAGCCGAGACAGGGCAGACTGTCCAAGCAACAGGTGCCGACGGCACCGTTTCAGGAGAAGTATCCGGCGCAGCCAATGCTCCGGCAATAACTTCGGATCAGGCCGCGACAGAAGCTGTTCAAACGGCTCCAACGCTTTCCCAGCCGCCAACCTTTGTTGAAAGCATCAAAGATGCGTTTACTCCGGGCGGTCGTACCTTTACTGAATCGATGGGCGACGCCTTCTTCCCAAGAACCACCTTGTCTGGTGGCTCATTAGAAGCGGGTCAAACACTCACAAACCCCTCCGCGACGCAGTATCTAGAAGCCTCTGGTATTAACCCGCTTGCAGCAACGACTGCGCAGCAAACTGCCGCGCAGAACACTGTAAGCAGCGCAGCTCCGGGATTCTTGCGTACTTATGGACCAGTCGCGGCCCTAGGTACAGGTATAGCAGCAGCTTCCGGGGCATTTAAACCAGTAGCCGCCGAGCCTTTGGACATCGCAATGCGCGATGAAGAGGGCAACACCGTCACTGGCGAAGACCTTGTAGCCGCCGATCCGAGTAAGTATCTAGTAGGCAACCTTGGTAGCCAAGTTTTGGACCCTGAAACAGGCACTTATGTCCCACGTTCGTATAATTCAGTAGGCCCTGTAGGCGATTTGACCATTCGGGCAGCGGACTACAACAACTACTCGGTTCCGACCCGGTACGCCTACAATCCAAATACGACCTACTTGCAACAAAGCACCCCCGGTGGCCCATTTGCACGTCCTTACGTGACTGCGGCTGACGGCGGAGCAATTTTCCCTCGCCGAAACGGTGGGATCATGCCGGATGAAGGTATTCCCGGACAGGACAGTGTCCGTGCCATGTTAATGCCGGGTGAGTTTGTAATGACAACCGACGCAGTAAGAGGCGCTGGAAATGGGAACCTTAATAAAGGCATCAAGAACATGTATTCGGTCATGCGTAATCTTGAGAGCCGCACGAGGAGAACAGCATAATGGCTGAAATAACAGAACAAATAGTCCGCGAATCACCTGAGATTGAAGCCTATAAAATAGGGCTTTTACAATCTGCAAAGGAATTGGCAGATCAAGGCATAACCATTCCTCCACAGCTCGTGGCGGAGATGTCGCAATTACAGATTACTGCCGGGGAACTTGCAGCCGAGGGGATTGGTGGATATCAGCCATACCTAGAACAAGCTGGATACACGCTTGGTGATGCTCAAACCTCCCTCGGTAGTGTTATGGAACAAGCCGCCCCTTACCAGACTCAAGCACTAGAAGCCATGCAATCTGGGATTGCAGGTATTCCGGGTCAGGTTAGTCAGGCACAAGCCGGTATGGGTCGTGCCGCTGGCATTGGACAACAAGTCGCGGATCGCGCAGCTACTGGTGCGGCAGGTGTCGGTGAGACGCTTGCGGGTCAGCTTGGAACAGCTACAGAAGGCGCACGTACATACGGGGCGCTTGGACAAGGGGCGCTTGAAAGTGCTGCGAATGCCGCGCAATCTTTGCAGCAGGCTGGCGCTCTTGGAACACAATCAGCGCAGCAGGGTATTACTGGTCTAGCAGGCACCACTGGACGCTTTGAACCCGGTCAAATTAGCCCGTTTATGAGCGCTTATGAAGATGCGGCAGTCCAGCAGGCGCTGGCAGACGTGGCTCGTGCAGGTCAAATCCAACGACAGCAGCTTGGTGCCCAAGCCGTTGGCGCTGGCGCGTTTGGCGGGTCTCGCCAAGCGGTTGCGGAAGCCGAATTGTCTCGCAACGTGATGGAACAGCAAGGCCGTACTGCCGCTCAAATGCGTCAAGCTGGTTTTGAAACCGCAGCACAACGCGCACAACAGGCTTTTGAGGCTGAACAGGCGAGAGGACAGGAAGCCGCGAAACTTACCGGGACACTTGGCGCTCAAGGCGCTCAGGCTGGTATTCAGGCTGCCCAAGCTGCTGGTAGGCAAGGCATTGAAGCGTCACAGGTTGCAGGTCAGCTTGGATTATCTAGTGAGCAATTGGCGTCTGCCAATGCTCAGGCTTTGGCGCAAACTGGCATGAATATACAGCAGTTAGCAGCTTCTACCGGTATGGATGCCGCCCAGTTAATGGGTCAACTTGCCGGTCAGTCGGGTCAATTGGGTGTAGCCGGTCAGGAAGCTGTCGGCAGATTAGGTCAGGGGGTTGGTTCTCTTGGTGCCCAATATGGTCAGCTCGGTTTAGCACAGGGCGAAGCTCTGGGCGCTCTTGGTTTACGTCAGAGTGCCCTTAGCGAACTGGGTCAGAGTTTGGGTCAGAAAGAAGCTGGTTTCCTGTTTGACATGGGCAAACAGCAGCAAGCTCAACAACAGGCTGAAATAGAAGCAAAACGTCAAACCGAAATACAGCAGCTTTATGAACCATATCAGCGTGTGGGTTTCTTGTCTGATATTTATAAGGGCGCTCCGTCGTCTCAACAAACTATCACGGGTTCAACTGCACCATCTGTTTCACCAGCTCAATCTATACTAGGTTTGGGCATAGCAGGTCTGTCCGCAGCGACAGGCGTAAGCAAAGCGGGGTTATTTTAATGAATAGAAGTGTAATGGATCGTCAGATGTTTAGGAACGGTGGTGCCGCTGGATTTCCTGACCTGAGTGGAGACGGTAATGTGACACGGAAAGACATCCTGATAGGTCGGGGTGTACTTCCAATGCAGACAGGCGGCAATCCTATGATGGCTGCCGAGCAAATATCAGCTCTTCAAGACGGTATGAGTATGCCGCAAGCACCTTCTT